GGGAAGCTGAAGCGACTGATTATCAACATGCCACCCCGACACACCAAGTCAGAGTTCGCTTCCTATCTCTTTCCGGCGTGGTTCCTTGGCAAATACCCCGAAAAGAAAGTCATTCAGACCGCACACACTGCCGAACTAGCTGTCGGCTTTGGCCGTAAGGTCCGTAACCTCATCGACCAAGACGAATTTCAAGAGATATTCCCCGGTATTGAGCTTTCATCTGACTCAAAAGCCGCTGGTCGCTGGAACACAAACAAGAAGGGTGACTATTTTGCTATCGGTGTAGGCGGTGCCGTGACTGGCAAGGGCGCTGATGTGCTGATTATCGATGATCCGCACTCGGAGCAGGACGCTGCGGTGGGCGCATACAACCCTGAAGTCTATGATAAGGTCTACGAATGGTACACATCTGGACCTCGTCAGCGTTTACAGCCGGGGGGAGCCATCATTGTCGTGATGACACGGTGGTCAACGCGGGACCTGACCGGGCAAATCATCAAATCCGCCACCCAAAGAGAGGGCGCTGATGAGTGGGAAGTCATAGAACTACCAGCCATCATGCCTTCAGGTGAGCCTTTGTGGCCGGAGTTCTGGCCCAAGGAGCAGTTAGAGTCTCTAAAGGCCGAACTTCCGGTGTCGAAATGGTCGGCGCAGTACCAACAAGACCCGACATCGGAAGAGGGTGCGTTAATTAAGCGGGAATGGTGGCGAGAATGGGAGTATGAGAGTCCGCCACCGTGTGAGGCCATCATTCAAAGCTGGGATACAGCGTTTTTGAAGACCCAGAGGGCCGATTACAGCGCCTGCACGACGTGGGGTGTGTTCAACCACCCAAATGATCAGGGTGAAACGGTGCCGAACCTGATTTTGCTGGATGCGTACAAGGAAAAGCTGGAGTTTCCAGAGCTAAAACGTGCTGCATACGAAAAATACTGGGAATATGAGCCGGATCAGATGATCGTCGAGGCGAAAGCTGCCGGATCTCCCCTGATTTTTGAACTTAGGGCGATGGGCATCCCTGTCACCGAGTTTACACCATCCCGAGGACAAGATAAGATAGCGAGGGTGAACGCAGTGAGCGATTTATTCGCCTCTGGTGTTGTCTGGGCACCTCCAACCCGATGGGCCGAAGAGGTGATTGAAGAGTGCGCTGCGTTCCCAGCGGGAGAACATGACGATTTGGTGGACTCCACAACTCAGGCTCTCCTAAGGTTTAGGCAGGGCGGCTGGATCAGGAGTGTTATGGATGACTGGGATGACGAGCCAATCTACAAAAGGCCTGTTGAATACTATTAAGGGCCATCGGTCTGAGTTGGTATTGGAATTTGTAACTCAAAAAAAAGTACGAGAGTACGAATCGATAGGGTGGAAAGTGTTTGAGGTAATCGACGGCTCCCCCGAGGGTAGGCAATCTGTTATCATGGAAAAGTATAGCTGAAGGAACCTGCCATGGCCGTAGAAAAGCAAATGACACCCACCGACTTGGACCCCGGAAACGCAGAAGAGGTTCAGGTCGAAGTCGTAAACCCAGACGCCGTAGCCATAACCACCGAGGACGAGGGCCTCGTGATTGATTTCACGGGAGAGGTCGCATCGGATCTGATGGGGCCGGAACACGACGCAAATATCGCGGAGTTCATGGAAGAGGCGGATCTTGGGGCACTGGCATCCGAACTTGTGGATGACTTTGTGGCAGATCGTCAGTCCAGAAAAGATTGGGCACGAAGCTATGTGAAGGGCTTGGACCTTCTCGGCATGAAGATAGAAGAGCGCACACAGCCTTGGCAGGGCGCTGCTGGTGTGTTTCATCCGGTGCTGACAGAGGCGGTTGTGCGTTTTCAGGCGCAAGCCATGGGTGAGATCTTTCCTGCGTCCGGCCCGGTACGCACCAAGATCATGGGCAAAAAGGATCAAGAAAAGAACGATCAGGCCCAGCGCGTAGAGACAGAGATGAATTATCTCCTGACCGAGGAGATGACAGAGTATCGTGATGAAACAGAGCATATGCTGTTTCGCCTGCCGCTTGCCGGTTCCGCTTTCAAAAAAGTTTACTATGACCCGCTGATGGATCGCCCGTGTGCGATGTTCGTTCCTGCGGAAGACTTTGTTGTGTCATACGGCGCGTCTGATCTGATGACATGTCCGCGCTATACGCATGTCATGAAAAAAACCCCCAATGAAATCATTGAGCTTCAGGTAAACGGCTTTTACGTCGATGTGGATCTTCCTGATCCAGAGCCTGACTATTCAGATATCCAAGAAAAGTATGACGAGATTGATGGTGAAACCGCAGTCCTAGAGGATGACGACCGCCATACAATTCTTGAGATGCATGTCGATCTTGACCTACCGGAGCCGTTTGACGACCCTGATGGTATCGCCCGTCCGTATGTGGTGACCATCGATAAGTCTTCACTTACGGTCCTCTCCATAAGGAGAAACTGGTATGAAGAAGATAATAAGAAGCGTAAAAGACCGCACTTTGTTCACTACCGATACCTACCGGGGCTTGGGTTCTATGGAACGGGCCTTATTCATCTTATTGGTGGTCTTGCTAAAAGTGCCACAAGTATTCTTCGTCAACTTATTGATGCGGGTACGCTCAGTAACCTGCCCGCTGGCCTTAAAGCTCGCGGACTTCGTATTAAAGGCGACGATTCGCCTCTCATGCCGGGTGAGTTCCGCGACGTGGACGTACCGGGTGGTGCTATTCGGGACTCGATTGCATTTCTTCCTTACAAGGAACCCTCATCGGTACTATATCAGCTTCTCGGAAATATCGTGGAAGAGGGGAGACGGATTGGCTCCGTTGCTGATGTACAAGTTGGAAACCTCAACCCGCAAGCTCCAGTCGGCACGACGCTGGCGTTGATGGAGCGCAGCATGAAGGTGATGTCTGGTGTTCAGGCTCGCCTTCACGCATCCTTGAAGACAGAGCTTCGCCTGTTGGCAAAGATCATCCGTGATTACATGCCCGCCGAATATGCGTATGAAACGGATGGAGAGTTTGACCGTCGTGCTGACTTTGACTCCCGTGTGGATGTCATACCTGTATCGGACCCAAATGCCGCGACGATGTCTCAACGGGTTGTCCAGTATCAAGCGGCTATGCAACTAGCCCAGCAGGCACCAAATCTGTATGACATGGGCAGGCTGCACCGCCAGATGTTAGAAGTCCTTGGCATCAAGGATGCTGATGAAATTATCAAGCTACCTGATGACATCAAGCCAGCGGACCCGGTTACGGAAAACATGGCTATCCTGAAGCAAGAGCCTGTGAAGGCGTTCAAGTATCAGGATCATGAGGCCCACATTCAGGTTCACTTGGCTGCGGCGCAAGACCCGAAGTTGCAGGAGATTGTGGGGCAGAGTCCATTTGCCGGGGCAATACAGGCTGCTTTGTCGGCACATGTTACAGAGCATGTGGCTTTTGAGTATCGCAGGGAGATTGAAAAGCAACTGGGCGTGTCGATGCCGGATGAGGAGAGGCCGCTCCCAGAAGATGTGGAGATTGAGATCTCAAGACTGGCGGCGCAGGCTGCTGAAAAGCTGCTACGCAAAGATCAGGCAGAGGTCGCACAGCAACAGGCAATGCAGCAACAGCAAGATCCGCTTACACAAATTCAGCAGCGTGAAATGTCGTTGAAAGAGGCTGAGTTTGAGCATAAGAAGCAAATCGATATTGCTAAATTGCAATCCGATATGCAGGCCAAGATGGGGAACATTGAGGTTCAAAGGGATCGTATTGAATCTGAGGAGAAGCGTGATGGGGCCAGACTTGGCGTTCAGATCGCAACAGAGCTAGACAAGGCCAAGAGAGAGGATATAAAAGACGGAATACAGATTGGCCGTGAAATAGCTAGGGAGATAGACACGGATGGATCAGCTTGAGGTAATCAGGCAAAGAATTAGGGAGTATCTAAATGATATCGCTGACCATATGGCCGGTGGCGGATGCGAAAACTACGAGGAGTATATTCGCCTCGTTGGCAAAGTTGAAGCCCTCGCTCTTATTGAACGTGATATTCTGGATTTGCAACAAAGGATCGAATCCGACTAAGACTTCCATAGCTCGCTATTGTGAGTTATATTGTTTTTGTGAAGAAACACGGCGTAAGCCCTGCAAGGTACTGTGAACCTTAATCACTGCAAGGAAGACAGATGTATTCTGCTAAAGTATCGACCGCAGAGGTCGCATCCAAAATACCGGCACCGTCCGGCTACAAACTCTTAATAAAGCCACTTGAGGTTCAAGAAAAAACGGAATCGGGCATCTACATGCCAGATAAACTGAAATCAGCGGAACAGACGGCATCCGTTATCGGGTTCGTCGTAAAGGTGGGGCCTGATGCTTATGGCGACGCCGACAAGTTCCCTCACGGCCCATACTGTAAAGAGGGCGATTTTGTAATCTTCCGATCTTATTCTGGGACAAGATTTAAGATCGACAAAGAAGAGTTCCGTCTTATCAACGACGACACCGTGGAAGCGGTTGTCGATGACCCAAGAGGATATGCAAGAGCATGAATGAACCAGCGCAAAAAGCAGTTGAGCAAGAAGAAAACTTTGAGGCAATCGATGACTCTGGTTTTGAGCTAGAGATCATTGACGATACGCCCGAAGACGACAAACAAAGACCTCGCCGTCCTGATGAGGCTGAAGCCAATGTCCCAGAGGACGATGAAATCTCTAGCTATGGCGAGAATGTGCAGAAGCGCATCAAGCAGCTAAAGTATGAGTTTCATGAGGAGCGTCGCCGCAAGGAAGAGGCCTCACGGCTTCAGGAAGAGGCGGTAAGCTACGCGCAGAAAGTGCATGAAGAGAACCAGCGCCTGAAGAAAACTATCGCAGATGGCGAGGGAGTTCTTGTCGAGCAGGCCAAGGGACGTGTCGAGGCCGAGCTTGATAAGGCAAAGGCAGCTTACAAAGAGGCATATGAAATCGGCGATCCAGATAAGCTGATTGATGCACAGGAAAAGCTGACCTCTCTTCAAAATGAAAAATTTAGGGTCCAATCCTACAAGCCCAAGGTTCAGGAAGTAGAGCAGCTTCCAGAAAACATTTCAGCAAAGCCCAAAGTGGCGGAGCCGGATGATCGAACAAAGCAATGGGCCGCCGAAAATTCTTGGTTCGGCGAGGATACGGAGATGACCGGGTTTGCATTCGGTGTGCATGAGTCTCTTGTTAAGAGCGGCATCAACCCGCAAACTCAGGCAGATGAGTATTACAGCCGCATTGACGAGTCCATGCGTCAGCGGTTTCCAGACAAGTTTGGTGGGCAAGAAGTTGAGGAAGCACCTGCCCGTCAAACTGGTACCGTGGTTGCCCCCGCAAGTCGGAGTGCCAAAAAACCACGCAGAGTGCAACTGACCTCAACTCAAGTCTCCCTCGCCAAGAGGCTTGGAGTAACTCCCGAACAATACGCGGCGCAACTTTTGAAGGAGGCATCTAATGTCTAACCGGACACCTC